TGCAGCGGGAGTGAGTCCATGGTGCGAAGATAGCTCGGGGGTGGGGGGTCTGGCAAGAGGGGTGGTTTGGGGGTGCTGAAAGTATACACGTTCCTTTTTGGGGGTGCCGAAAGTATACACGTTCCTTTTTTGGGGTCGTGCTCTGCGGGGTTTACCATCTAAAGGGGGGCGGGTCGGCAAGCCCGGTCCATGTCCCCCCCGCCTCCCGGCCATGCGCCGCGCCGCGGCGCGCCGCGGCGCTGCACAACGCAACACGACGCGGCGCGAAAGCCCATAAAATAGGGCAGATTTGACGCCGCGTGTTAACTATGCCATAAAGATCTCACCAAGCGGCAGACAACCAGCCGCTTGGTAGGGCCACCGGCCCACGCTCTTTGACATCGTTGGTATGACCTAGGTCCTTCGGGACCGATGATGGTGGCTCTCTCTTTCAACCTCAATCTCTAGGAGAGAACTATGTCCAAGTTTCAGAACGGCCTTCGCGCTTCCACCGCCGCTCCCGCTCCCGCCGCCAAGGGCGAGCTCGAATGGGAAAACGTGCAAATGGACGAGCTTTCGTCCGACTTGCAGGCCAAATTCACGGCCATGCTCGACGCTCGCAAAGCGTTTGAGGATGCCATGATCGCCGGTGCCTTCAAGGCCAAGCTGATCTCGAAAGGGGAAACCCTCTTGTTCGGCTATAAATTCCTGACCCGAGGTCAGGTTTCAATCGCCGCCGCCCCGATAAAGCGGGCGACGGTGAAGGCCAAGAGCAAGTTCGCTCTCTGAACTAGACCCCGGGCCGGGCGCGCAAGCGCCCGGCTCCCCACCTCAACAGGAGAACTGACATGATCAAGACTTACACGCGCAAGGAATTGCGTGACATGATGGATAAGCACGACGCCGCTGTATCCAAGCGCGGCCAAGCTGAGGCAACCCGATACCTGCGGTCCAGAGAGAAGCCGCCGACGCGCGGCAACATACGGGCAGGGATCGCCTTCGTGGTGCTGAGCATCGCGACTCTCGTGATCGCTCTCGCCCTCTAACAACCAGCCCGTCCGGAACACCACCGGGCGGGCTTTCTCATGTCCGCAGGACAGCCGCGTCGCGGTCGCGTTTTTGTTCGACTCGCTGCGCTCGCATACGTCGGGGGGATTTAGTTACAGGCCCTTTATGTAACACCATAAGTCGGGGGCCCTTAGTTAACAGACAATAGTTTACAGTATGTGTGTAAACTGAAACTTAACGTGTAACAGTACAGCATAGATAGCTAAAAAGTGCCGTGTTTTCAATAGGTTAGCTTTAAAGTATACAAGCAACTATCTATTTTTAATGTAACGTTTATACCCGCTATGCAACATCTAACTGGACACGCGAGGATAAGTGTACATGTAGACTTAATAAAAAAGCCAACAAAACCAAGGGGATACCAGGGGGAGAGGGTGTGTATATATACGGTTTACTATCCATTTATCTATCTATCTACAAAATCAACCCTTTTTCCTAGCGCGCGACTGTTGTCAGCAAACTAGTCACACCCACCAAAAAAGATAGCGTGTTTATTTTCGAACAGATAGATAGATAGTTGGATAATTTCGAGCCCTCACCCTAATAAAATCAAGGGCTTAGCCTATCCACTGTGTTACATAACCGGTATACACACCACCAAAAAAATAGATAGTAAAGTGTATACTTGCGCCGAAGCCCCGCCCCGCCCCGCTGGCGAAAAAAGCCAGCAAAATCAACGGGTTGCGGGCAAACTTGACAGCCGGGGCCGGATCTGCCACGATGGCTTCGCCGCCGGGGCAGACCCCGCTGGTAAACAAGATCCCTTCTAACCGTCCATGTGGAGACCACCATGAAACTGGACACGCTGTCGGTCCAAGCGACCGCTTCCAACGAAGTTTACACCAACATCCACCAAGTTATCCGTGATTACCATGCTGGTAAACCGGTCCTCGTCCGTGGTTACGGCCCTCTGTCTGGCCTCACCGTTGACTGTTACGAGGAGCCGAACCTCAAGGACATGGGTTATACGAGCATCGAGTTCCGTCTCGGCTCCCAGTCCAAGGAGGTGGTGCTGTGACTACTTGGACCAAACTTGCCGACCTTGCTGACCTCAACGAGACACGTATCCTTACGGTCCGTCCTCGTCGACGGACCTACCTCAGTCAGGCTGATGCTGGTTATGACTGGGCCGCTGGTAAGGAGTTCGTCATCACGACCCGGTCCAGCCCTTACCACAACCAAGTGGTGGCTGTCGATGAACGTCGGCACCTCAAGGAGTATGGATATACCCACCTTCACATCCACTACAACGTCAACTGTGCCCCTCTGGAATTGGAACTCTGACGTCGAAACAGACCGCCGCACCGGTGGTCTGTCTGTGCTGGCTGGCTACCAGCACACTGATGAGACAAGCCCCGATTTACAGGAGACCAGCGATGTTTGGTAGCAATCTCGAGCTCCCCGGCAACCGTATGCTCAGCTACGACTCTGCCCTCAAGAAACACCAGTCCATCAAACCCATCCGTGGTCGATCCGACCAGAACACCCGTCCTCTGGCGAGGCGTGGTAATGACAACCTGACCATTCGTCAGGACCCCAGCAACAGCGACATCGTGGTCCGCCTCTACCAGACGGACATCATCCGGTACAAAAGCGGGGGCGATGGGTACAACAACCTCATCGAGCTGGATCCCTACCCCTCTGTCCTCACCAACCGTGTCATGTGGTCCATTCTCGGACCACACACCAACACCCACTGGTCGGACCGGGACTACCCTCTGCCCAACCACATCACTGAGGTGGGTGGTCGGTACTACAACACCCCGGACTACGCTCTGATCCAGCCGGCAGAGACAGGCTGGACGCTGGTCGGTGGTGAGAAGCCCTTCGAGGTGCCGAGGCTCGACCGCAAAGAGGCCAAGCAGGCTCTACGTGACGCCAACTTCTACACGTTCCAGACGTGGCTCAACACGTTGATACGCCTCAACAACGACCCGAGGGCTGAGAGCCGTGGCTGGGGTCGCCCAAAGCCCTTCGAGTGGTCACCCAGTCAGGCGTTCCAGTACCTCACCGCTGGTGAGGAGGGCTGGCGAGAGATCGCTGGGCGGATGAAACGGGGGGTGGACATCAAGAGGGAGCTGGAGAGCCTGCGGCTGGCTGTCTACAGAGCTGAGCTCTGCTACGAGACCGAGACGGTACCGTACTTCGAGGACTACCGATCCCTGCAGAATGCACTCAACCGGATGCGGAGGACCGAGTGACACACCTGTACTGGCCTCGGCTGCTGCCGGGGCAGATCATCACCGTTAAAGACGGCTACGGCTACGGCTACGGCCACGGCGACGGCTACGGCTACGGCTACGGCTACGGCCACGGCTACGGCTACGGCTACGGCTACGGCTACGGCTACGGCTACGGCTACGGCTACGGCAACGGCTACGGCTACGGCGACGGCGACGGCGACGGTGGTAACGAATGACACACCTGTACTGGCCCCGGCTGCTGCCGGGGCAGATCATCACCGCCAAAGACGGCAATGGCTACGGCTACGGCTACGGCTACGGCGACGGCAACGGCTACGGCTACGGCAACGGCAACGGCAACGGTGGTAGCAAATGACACACCTCTACTGGCCCCGGCTGCTGCCGGGGCAGATCATCACCGCCAAAGACGGCAGCGGCTACGGCTACGGCTACGGCAACGGCAACGGCTACAGCTACGGCGGCTACGGCGACGGCCACGGCGACGGCTACGGCTACGGCGACGGCCACGGCCACGGCGACGGCTACGGCAACGGCCACGGCGATACAGACTTCTAACCAAGGAGAAGACCATGAAGATTGTAGTTATCAACAACGGGTTTGTGTTTGTGTGCGGGGAGTTCTCTCAGTCACAGCACCACGCAACTATGACCAAGGCGAGGTGTATCCGTACGTGGGGTACCTCGAACGGGTTGGGGCAGCTGGCGGTTGGCCCCACCAAGGAGACAGTACTCGACGACCAGATACCGATCGTCGAGGTGCCGCAGCACCAGATCGTGTTCACGTTCGACGTCGCAGGCGTCTGGGCAAACCACCTCAAATAACAACCAAGCGGAGAACAACATGAAACTGTTTGCTGTACGGCTGCCTGACGGCAAGCTCGTCACTTCGAAGTACACCGGCGAGGTGGTGTATTTCGACGACAAGAAAGAGGCCAAGCGCATGAGGGATCGCCATGATGGCGCCGTCGTGGTGCTCGGACCCGATCACCGTCGCTACAACCACTGACCATCAACGCATCAAGGAGACTGAATTATGCGTGCTTCTCTTCTCAAATCCACCCTTTCCGCTCTGATCCCCGTCGGCCGTTCGGTCGCTATCGAGGGTGCCCCCGGTGGTGGTAAGACCACCATCGTCCACGAGGTTGCCGAGAGCCTCGGCCTGCCCATTGTCGAGCGGCACATGCCGACCATGCTGGTGGAGGACTTCGGTATCCCATACCCAACTGACAACGGGTTTGAGTACAAGCTGCCCGACTGGTTCCCCTACAAGGGTAAGCCCGGCACCGAGAACGGCGGCGTTCTGCTGTTCGACGATCGCAACCAAGCCAATGCCGATCTGCAGAAGGTGCTGGCCAACATCCAGCAGGCTCGGACCCTGCACGGCAAGCCGTTGGCAGATGGCTGGACCGTGATCTCGACCGGCAACCGCCAGTCCGACAGGGCTGGTGCCAACCGGGTTCTGTCCCATCTCCGTAACCGTGAGACGGTGCTCGAGTTCGAGACGCACCTCGACGACAGCACCACGTGGATGATCGATCATGACGTGGCTCCGGAGGTCATCGCCTTCATCCGGTTCCGGCCCCACCTGCTGCACGACTTCGACCCCCAGCGGGATGTGAACCCGACGCCCCGTAGCTGGGTCGAGGGTGTCAGCGCAGTACTCGGCAAGGTTCCTGCCGAGGCTGAGTACGAGTGCTTCAAGGGTGCCATCGGCGAGGGTGCAGCGGCTGAGTTCGTTGGGTTCATGCGGATCTACCGCAAGCTGCCCAACCCTGACGCCATCCTCATGAACCCCGACACCGCTGACGTGCCGTCTGATCCGGCCACCCTCTACGCCCTGTCCGGTGCCATCGCTGAGCGTGCCAGTGAGAGCAACATGGAACGTGTTTGCCGGTACTGTGAGCGGATGCCGGCTGAGTTCTCTGTGCTCAGCATCTCCTACGCTGTCCGCAAGA